TTTTACCTCCCCTTATCGGGAAGTGCGTTTCGTAAAGTTCACTTTGACCAGTCTCTAGGTAGACCAGTATCACGGTTCATACCTTCTGAAAAGCTAATTGTTCCATATGGAACATCCAGTCTGGACAGCGCAGTAAGAATTACTCATGTCATTGATATGCCAACCAATGAAGTCAAGAAGCTTCAACTTTCAGGGTTTTACAAAAAGACCCCGATGTCTGGCAAAGGCACAGGTGTAGAAGGTTACGATGAAGTCGATGAAGAGATTGATGAACTTCAAGGTGTCAAGCCCTCCGGTTCTACAGATTACGAAGCAGAACTGTATGAGATGCACATTGAACTGGATATCCCTGGTTTTGAAGACGTAGACGCACAGGGAGAAGAGACTGGAATCAAGTTGCCGTACATTGTGACGTTATATCCCAAAGACTCTTCAGTATTATCTATTCGCAGGAATTACCTTCAAGCTGACCCAATGCGCAGGCGCATTGATTACTTTGTTCATTACAAGTTTCTACCAGGTGTCGGTTTCTATGGGTTTGGTTTAACCCATATGATTGGGGGTTTGTCCAGAGCCTCGACATCTATTTTACGGCAGTTGATCGATGCGGGGACTTTGGCAAACCTTCCTGCTGGTTTTAAAGCCAGAGGCATCAGGATACGCGATGACGATACGCCATTGCAACCAGGGGAATTCAGGGACATGGACGCTCCTGGCGGCTCACTGCGCGATGCGTTACTGCCATTACCGTTCAAAGAACCAAGTGGCACGCTACTTCAATTGTTAGGTATGTTGGTTGATGCAGGCAAACGCTTTGCCTCGATTGGCGATATGCAGGTGGGTGATGGCAACCAAGAAGCACCTGTAGGTACGACTATAGCTTTGCTTGAGCGCGGTAGCCGTGTGATGAGCGCAATTCACAAACGCATGCATTATTCACAGCGTGTCGAGTTCAATCTGTTAGCACGGGTATTCAGGGACTCGCCTATTAAGGCATACCCCTACATGATAGCCAATGGCCAGCAACAGCTTATGGCAACTGACTTTGATGATCGTATAGACATTATTCCGGTCAGTGATCCCAACATATTCTCCATGAGTCAGCGCGTGATGCTGGCACAGGAAATGTTACAGATGGTTCAGTCGAACCCGCAGATACATGGCCCAATGGGTATGTATAATGCGTATCGAAGGATGTATGAGGCGATGGGGATTCAACAGGTAGATCAGTTACTACCTCCTCCTCCACAGCCACAGCCTACGCCACCATCGATAGAAAACTCAATGATGCTTCAGGCACAACCTGCGCAGGCATTTGAGAATCAGGACCATGATGCACACATTGCTGTGCATTTATCGTTGTATCAAAGCTCTATCGTAAAGAACAATCCAGCAGCCATGGCGATAATTCAGGCGCATATCTATCAGCATGTTGATTTCAAGGCAAGAGAGATGGCGATGCAAGATCCTGAGATTATGCAGATGCAGCAACAAATGCAGATGATGCAACAACAAGCCATGCAAGACCCCGCCATGCAACAACAAATGCAAATGATGCAACAACAGATGGCTCCAATTCTTGAAGACAAAGTCGCTCAGCTCAGTTCTGAAATACTCAATAATCTAGCTCCTCAGTTTAGTGTTCAAGATGAAGACCCGCTGGTCGAGTTGAGAAGAGAAGAGCTTGATATCAAGGCAGCTGATGTAGATCGTAAGGCTGATGAGGCACAACAACGTATTGATATTGAACAGGAACGCTTAGATCGAAACATGGACATGGCAGAAGATCGTTTAAAAACTCAGGTTGATATTGCTGACATGAAGAACGATACTGCGCAAGATAGAATTAATTTACAGCGTGAGGCCCAGATGGCCAAGACCGCAGAAAATATGGCCAAAGACTTTTTTGGGAGAAATTAAATGAGCAGCGTAAGACAGAAGCGCGCAGAAGTTCACAAAGCCGAAGCAAGAGAAGCTGAGAGGTTAAGAGTCCAAGGTGGCGACATTAGTGAAAAAATTGAAAAACTGGTTGAGGAAGTTGAAGCAACCCCGATTCCAGAAGAAAGCCTAGAAGCCAAAGCGCCAGTTAAAAAGAAAGCCAAGAAGAAGGCTGCTCCAAAAGCCAAGGCTGCAAAGAAATCCACATAGGAGGATCGAATGAACCCAATCAAACGTCAGACTTCGTTTCCACAGCCTACAGTTTCTGATAGCAAAGTCAGCATAAAAGACCAAGGCACAGTTAATTTTGCCAAGACAGAAGATGTTGCAACACCTGGTGACCCCAAGCCTTATGGCGCGGGTGAGATGCGTGGTGGCGGTGCAGCACTTCGAGGTAAGAAGTTCTCAGGAATCTTCTAGCAAATGTTTCTCGCTGGCGGTAATTATGACGCTTATACCAATCCACAATCATCATTTGGAATGGGGCGGCAACCGCAACCACAAAAATCACCAAGGATACTGTCTCAGTTAAAACAACAAAACCAGGTTCCAGATTCGTATTATGAAGGTACGGGTTTTCAAAACCGAATGTCTAGAGCAGGGCAATTGATGGGTGTGGGTGGTGGCCAATTTGGCCAGATGGGCATGTTGTCTGCGCCACCTAACAGTTCTAGGTTTAGCAATGTTACTCCTGAACGCATGCAAAAAGCTGAAGAGGAAAGGCGCAGATATTTAGAAAGAAATAATGGGGTTGATAAGCACAACCTTGCTAATGACATATATAATTTCATGGCAACTCAGCCTGGTGATCAGGGGCATATGACTACTGGTCTTCCCCAGCCATCAATACAACCAATTCAAGACAGAAGAACGAGAATGGATATAGCTCTAGCTCCACCAAGAAGGCCCGGTGGTATGGAAAACCTTTCTGGTTCTTTGGGCGGTCAGAGACCCAACCCATATTCTGCTCCTCAAATTCCACAAATGGGCGGTGGCTATGGTGGTGGTCAAGGCATGCAGCAGTTTATGCAGTTCATGCAAACCATGATGCAGATGTTTCAGCAGTTACAAGGTGGTGGAATGGGCGGTGGATTTCAAGGACAAATGCGTAGACCTCAAACCTATGGTCGCTCTCCCTATGGAGGTTATTAAAAGTTATGCAAAGAAGAGGACGAACAAGAACAACTAGACCCATGGGTCGTAGGACTAATTTACGACCTAAATCAATTAATCTACCAGGGTTAGCGATTGAAGACATTGATTTAGAAGAGATTGGAGGAATTGGAAGACCGCCCCTGGTTACTTCAACTTTTCCCCCCCGTAGTAAAGATGATCGTTTGCCTGAAACAATAAACATCCCTAATGTTGGGCGGGTTCAATTGCCAACGCCGCAAAGTCCAGCAAAAACTGAGAAAGATCCTAATATATTTGACCGTTTTCGTAATCCTTATGTGCCAGATGAATCTACTATTGAAAGAATGACAACAAGCGATGGAAGGGTATTTTCAGGAACTACAGTTTATGACAGATACGATCCTGAAACCGATACTTATTATGGGTCGGTGGGTGGCGTTGCGGGGCAGATACCTTTTTCTGTGAAAGGTTCAGAAATGCCTCAGTCATTTAAGGATTTATTTCAAGAAGGTCAAAAGAACGTAGAGACTCAACCTGAGACAGCACCAACAGCACCAACAGCACCAACAGCACCAACCCCTACTGGTTCTTATGAGTCAAGTTATATTGATTGGTTAGAAAACAAACCAGAAAAGCCAACCGTAAGACGGCTTGGGAGAATGCCTGGTGGTGGTCCAGCTTATAAAAGAGCGCAAAAGCAATATAGAGAAGATTTAGCGAGCTGGAAAGCAAGTAAGCCAACGAGGGATTCTTTCACAGCACCAACATCTACTCCTAGTCCTGTGGATACCCAGCCTGTAGAGACTCAACCTGTAGAGCCTGAACCAACGCCTCCTCCACCAACTCCTCCATCTTTTGAGGGATTTGTTCCCAGAAACATAATAGGCGCATCGTTTGATCCAAAGGATGTAATCGCACAACAGAAAATGGTCGCTGATGCAAGAGCTAGGCAGACTCCTGGCGCGAATATACAGGGCGGCGGTTATTTGACTTACGACAACCCCATGCTTGGTAATAAACAAACTCAGTTTGGTGGATATGGGCAACCTATGCCTACAGCGCCTCTAATGAATTATGCGGGACTATCCTCCCCCATAACCTATTCAACACCTGCTCCTGATCCAGATGCGCAACCTGGAGGACCACCTCCTCCAAAGCCGCCATTCTTTTAAATGGATTCAGTTGCATTAGCTTCTTATATCAATAAGAAGCTTAAACAGTACGAACAAGGCCACATGGAGTATCTTGCTTCTGGTGGCGTAAAAGACATGGAGGAATACAAATTCGTCATGGGTGAGTTATCGATGCTTCGCACCCTGCGAGAAGACCTGCGAGAAGCATTGCACATACAAGGAGATGAAATCGATGAGTGAACCACAAGTGGACGCTCTCGCACAACCGTCTATAACAGACGCATACGTTAGCGAGGAAAGTCGGGTCTTAGACCCAGCCGTGTTAGATAAATCATTAATAGAAAGAATGCCAGAGCCTGCTGGATGGAGGATCTTAGTCCTTCCATACAAAGGTAAAGGCGTGACAGAAGGCGGTATACAGCTTCTGGAATCTACAGTGGATAAAGAAAATCTAGCTACTTCAGTTTGTTATGTCATCAAGGTAGGCCCACTGGCTTATCAGGATGATTCTAAATTTGGTGGCATTCCATGGTGTAAAAAAGGTGACTGGGTTCTTATTGGAAGATACGCAGGAGCTCGTTTTGCCTTGGAAGAAGATCATGAAGTTAGGATTATTAACGACGATGAAGTAATTGGAACAATCTTTGATCCAAATGATATTAAATCTGCATAGGTGAAAACATGGCTGAAGAAACATTAACTGAAGCTTTAGAAAAGCTGGATGACGAAAATATCCAAAGTGCTGCTCTTCCTGAATCAAGGAGGGTAGAAGAAGAAACATCCGAAGAAGTTGCAATCATTGACCTTGACGAAGATGACGTTAAGGACATTGAGCCAATCACGGAAGATGTTGTTAAAGAAGAGTTTGAACCTAAACCAAGTATTGATGAAGAAGAGCTTTCTGAAACTGAAAAGAGAGCCAGAAAAGCTCAAGACAGAATCAATAAGGCAGTAGGTCAAGCTAAGGAATATCAACGTAGAGAGTTGCAGGCTTTGCAATATGCAAAGGAATTGCAGGAAAAGAACCAACAACTTTCTAATCAGCTACTTCAATCTCAAACTCAATCAACTGAACAGAACATGAAGCTTCAGGAAGGTTATAAGGATGAGTTTGAGAACAGAGTTGAGACTCAAGCCGCAGCAGCAAAGAAAGCATTAAAGACCGCTTACGAGGCTGGCGATGCCGAGACTATGGCTGAAGCGCAGCAAATGCTGGCTCAAGCAGAAGCGGATCGATCTGCTTTAAATAGATACAACCAAGAGCTTGAAGAATACAAAGTTCAATATCAGAGTTGGGCTGAAGAACAGCAAGCTAGGCAAGAACAACAGATTCAGCCTATGCAACAACCTGCACAAGAACAAGTCTATGAAGAACCTTCTCCTAAAGCGCAACAATGGGCCGAAGAGAACGAATGGTTTGGTGTGGATGAGGTGATGACAGATCAAGTCATGGCTATTCATAAAAGATTAGCCGCAAATCCTTCGATTGACTTGGAATCAGATGAATATTATTCTGAGCTAAATCAACGTATGAGGGAGGCATTTCCTCATAAGTTTAATAACGCAGGAGACA